GGCAGTAGCAACAAAGTCACCACTGCCGCGCTCCTCCATTCTGTCGATGGAGTAGCCGAAGGACACATTCCGTAGAACGCCGTCCTTCACATCACTCAGGACTTCCTGAGCAAACGGGTTGCGGCTAAACCGCACCCGCGCATAGCCGCGCCGTCCTTTGCTATCAATCCTCGCCTGTTCAACCACGCCGATCACACGATCAGGGTTGTGGTTAAACAGCAGCGGCGCGCCATCGTTCAAGCGACTGAGATCAGCTGCATTCGCCTCGTGGCTCAGGATCTCGTTGCCGAAGTAGCGCGCAACAGGGAACTCAGAGCTGAATGGGAACTCATAAGTGCGGTCCTCCACTTCGTCAAAAGTGGTCAGTTCAGCGCGCTGATACTTGCCGATGCCAGGCATGGCCCGCAGTGCATCGATCTTGTTCAGCGTCGAAAACTTATGGCCCACCATCGTCTCGGTTGCTTCCCATCCCTCTTCGCCTTCGCGATAGATGCGGATCAGCGCAGCAGGGTCTTCTGCTGTTGCGTCGATGCTGAACTCAGTACCAGGGACGCCAAGCGTGCCCTCGCGCATAATGTGCTCGATCCTGCCCTGGGCAGTGCCGCAGCTCGAATCCCAGCGCACAAAGTCGCCTTCGGTCAGCTCGTCAGCAGCTGCGCGAATGCGCTCGCCTTCGACGTCACCTGTTGCCTCCTCAAACTCGATCGGCTCAAAGTCATGCTCGGCCAACCAGGTGCGGGCCTCGGCTGCGGTGTACACCGAACTGCGGAACCGGATTGCCTGCAGCTCGCTCTCGCCTTCCTTCACGCCATAGATGAAATCAACGCCGGTGCCGCCTTCATCGTTGACGCGGCGCAGCGAATCGTACTGAGCCGGATCTTCCAATCGTGCAGCGTGTTCGTTCGGGTAGGGGCGCTCCATCTCCATCGCGCTTCTGTCTTGTAGTTCTTTGATTCTATCGGCCTTGCTAATCGACCAAGTCTGCCCAGCGTCGCCGCCCCAGGCAGCCCATGCCACGCGGCCCGGGGACGGATAACCATCTTCGTCAGGGCTGAACCCTTCGCCTTGCTTGTCCACCTCATGCCGCGCAAACCATGCCGCCATCGTGATGACAGTGTCGGGCGACAGCTCATCACCGCTCAAGATCTGACTGGCCCTAGTCGCTGCCACCTCGGTGCCACCCTGCTCGCCTTCACCCTTCCAGTCGCGGTAGCGCTGCGCTTCTGTCCGCATCCCATCAGTCGGCATCAGGTCAATCTCGGCGCCGTTGACGTTTGCCATCAGTCCTCAGGGCCTTCTGCTGGATCCTCGAGGACTGACAGCTCCTCATACTCCTCCTCTTCTACTGGCGTCTCAGTGGCAGGCACTGGCATCGGGTGAACCGCACCGCTGTCAGCGACTTCGCTCGGATCGCTGTCCGTAACAATGCCCATCTCATCCAGCATCGCCAGCTCGGCCTGACGTGCGATCAGCACATCATCCAGATCACCGCCTTGCTCGCTGATCACCTGGCCCAGCGTTTTGAAGCCACATCGCACGGCCGTCTTGTATGCCTCCACTTCACGCTGTGGATCGACCCATTCCCAGCTTCTCGGGATCCACCGGCTAGCCCGGTAGCGGTCGGGGTTGGTTTCGTAGCCCGGCAGATTCAGCGCACCGCTCAGCACCGCCATCTCAAGCCATGCCTCAAACACCGGCTGGTGGAAGTTTTCGATCATCGAGCGCTGGAGCACGCGATAGGTATCGCGTTCCTCGAGCAGGCTCAACCGGCTGCTGCTGTAGTTGCTCTCGCTGAAGTTCTTGCTGATGCTTTCAAAGCTCACCCCAACACCAGCCGCCACAGCGCGCAGCATGGACCGCGTGAACGGCTCCAGCTGACCGTCAGGTGCATTCAGATCGGGCACCGTCACGCTTTCGCCTGGCGCCAGATACTTGAACACGCCTGGCGTGAACTCACTCACGCGCTGGCCTTCGTAGATCTCATCGCCAATCAACTCGCCCTCAGGCGATTGGATGAATCCCATCAACGCGCTGCTGGCCCGGGCGCGCACCACTTCCGCTTCTTCGTAGCCCTGCAGCATGTGCAGCCGCATCAGCGCTGATGCAAACCATGTGACGCCCCTGGTCTGGCCTGGCCGCTCCGGCAGGAACAGATGGATCACCTCATCAGCAGGAACCCGGATCCGCCGGCCATTGGTCCGCGGGTTGCCTGCATAGGTGTCGCCCGGGTGGTTTGCGTAGAAGTGGTAAGCCTGCGGCCGCAGGTAGCCGTCCACCTCGATGCCCATCCGAACCGTGTTGCCGTCCGCTGCTTGCGGCACGTCATCGTCAATCAGGTAATCAGCCTCAAGGATCTGCAATGCGAACGGCACCCGCGAATCGCCAAACGGCCTACGGATCATCCGCACGAACACCTCGCCCGATTCGGCCATGCTCCGCGCCAGCAGCCGCTCGATGTCATGAAAACCCAGAAGCCCGCTCACATCGCAGCGGCTCTTGTGCATCCACCGCTCCCATTGCTCGTGGATCTGGCCGTTGATCGCCTCATCCAGTCGCCCGCCGCGCAGCATCCGCACCTGCGACTGATGCTTGATCCCGTGCCCGATCACGTTGTTCTGGATCGCGCGCACTGCCTGCCGCGCGTAATCGTTGTCACGCACCAGTTGCCGCGCACGGTTGCGCAATGCCTTAAAGCTGGACTTGATCTCGCTGTCGGCGCTGGTGCCGCTTGTAACCCAGTCGGCAGTCAGCCGGCTCACCCGTGCGCCTTGATACGCCCGGCGTTGGGGTCGCGTCGGCTCAAAACCCATCGCCTTAAATAGCCGCGTGCGCAGTCCCATCAGAACCTCACGAACAGATTGTGGGGATTGCCCAGGCCATTGGCAATCAAATCCGCCATCTGCTCACGCTTCACTTCAGCCTTGAGCTTACTTTCAAGCTGCAGCAAGTCAGCCATGTCGTACTTCTTCAGGTTGCGGTTGCCGATCGTGTATTCCTTCGCAACACCACCAGCGACAATCGCGCGGATCGCCGCCTGCACCGCATCCAGATCCTGCTGTGCCTGCGACCGGCCATCAACTGCGCCGGGTGTGCCGCTATAGCTCAGGCTCCGCAGCACCGTCAGCTGGCCAGAGCCCAGCGTCACCGTGCTGCCAGTCTTGGTCGCAACCGCCTGCCAAAACCACTGGCCAGCATCGAACGCCACGCTGGTGGCTGCAGTGATCGTGAACTCCCAACCAGTTCCGTAGGCGGCGCCAACTGCCGTAGCACCTTCGCTCGCCGTGTTAGTCCGGAGGTAATAGGTCAGCGTGTAGTCCGAGCTGCTCACCACATTGCCCAAATTGTCAGCACCAGGGACGTCCCGCCACTGAATCGTGTCGCCTGCCCTGATTTCGCTGGGGATGTTCACGGCCTACCAGTTGTTGACGAATCCAGGCCCGGCCGCAGCAGGTGCCGCAGGCTGTTGTTTCGATCTTAGCGGCGCCTTCTTCCCATGCTCAAGCTGATCCGCCAGTTGCTGCCACATCGTTGCTCGGTTCATCCGCCGCGAGAACAGCAACATCGCCGCGTAGGCATAGACCACGCAGTCCAGCGCCTCGTTCCGATCACCTGCTTTCTTCACCCACTCCCGAATCGGAAACCCGCGGTGATACCGCAATGCCTGCCGTTCGCTGGTTAGTTGCTTGAAATACTCCTCGTCCGCAGCCATGCCGAAATGCAGTGTCCCAATGCCACCTGCTTCGTTGTGCCGCAACCGGCCGAACAGCGTCGTCTTGATCGTGTCGGTTCCCAGCTGATACAACGTGACACCACGCTTCAACACCCGGCCCTGCCAGCTCACGTCGACCTTGTTGCCCTTGCCTACCGCCGGGCTGTTGCGTCTGCTGCTGCCCTTGATCGCCACCACGTTCTGCCGCACGCGATCGCGTACATACCGATACACCTCATGGGTGCAGTGGCCGCCGCTATCCACCGCCACCTGCGACACCTTCAGCGCCTTGCCCGCAGCCGTTGCCCACTCGGTCACCAGCACCTGGTCCAGTTGGCCCCACACTTCCGTCTGAGTCGGGTCGCCCATCAGCTCCTGGTGCCACACCATCCAGCCGGTCTCGCCCTCGCCCCAGCCCCACACGCTCACCGCCAGTCGGTTGTCCTGCACGTCCACGCCGCACGTCAGCAGCACCACTCCATCGGGACACGTCCCTGGTTCATAGGCCAGCCGCTTCGCCATCAACCCGTCAGCGCTCACGGCCGCGGCGTAGTCCTCCTCCCAGGTCTCCGCCAGTCTGGTGTTCACAAATGCCTTCAGCGCTGGCGCGTCTGATTTCGCCCGCAGGAAGTCATCCACCAGCTGCTCCCAACTGCACCACCCCAGCGGGCTATAAAGCCCCGACAGATGGAAGCCAGCCGTCCTGCCATCGCTCGGTGCCGTCGCGCGCCACTCACCAGCAGCCAGCATCGCCGGCTTGTGGTTCTCCTCGAACCGTTCGCCGCAGTGCTCGCACTGATACCTGACATCACCCGGTCGCTTTGCGTCCCACTTCAGCCGCGGCCATTGCAGCCACTGCATCCCGCCGCAGCTCGGGCACGGCACATAGAAGCGCCGCTGATCGCTGCGTAGGTACTCCGCTTCGATCCGGCTGAAGTCCTTCACCGTTGGCGTGCTGGTCAGCAGGATCTTGCGCCTAGCGAACGTCGTCGTCCTGCGCTCAGCCAATGCCACCGGGTCGCCCTCGCCATCCACATCACTGGGGTAAGCGTCCACCTCATCAGCGAACAGGTAACGGCATGGCGCAGATCTGAGCCCCGTGCTGCTGTTCGCCCCGGTCAGCAGCATGATCCCGCCGCTGAAGTCTTTGCTGAACATCGTGTTCCCCGAATCCCTCGCCCTCGATGGCGCGATCTTTGCCGCCAGGCATGGCGTGTCGGTGATCATGCTCTCGAGCCGTTGCTTGCTCAGTCGTTTCGCCATCTCCACCGTTGGCTGCACGCACAGCATCGGCCCTGGCGCGTGGTCGATCACATACCCCAGCCAGTTGCTGCCCGCCTCTGTCTTGCCCGTCTGCGCCGCGAACATCATCACCACCCGCTGAACGCTGCTGGTCGTGCTCAGGCAGTCCATAGGCTCCCGCAGGTACGGCGTCCGGTTGGTGCGCCACGGCCCAGGCTCTGCGCTGGCCTTGCTGCTCAGTCGCCGGTGCTTGTCCGACCACTCGCTCACCGTCAGCGGCTGCTCAGGTCGCAGCCCGTCCATGAAGGCCGTGCGCCAGACGCTCATGCGAACAGATCGGCCTGTGCGCAGAACCCTTGCGCGTCCGCAATGCGGCGCTGCGACAGCTCGAGGAACTCTGGTTCGCGCTCAATGCCCACGAAGCGGTAGCCCGCCTGCACGGCGACCACGCCGGTGGTGCCGCTGCCCATAAACGGGTCCAACACCACGCCGCCCTCAGGTGGCGCCAGCAGGTCCAGCGCACGCTGGATCAGCTCAACGGGCTTCTCTGCCTGGTGCCCGGTCTTGCGATTTTGTGGTCCCCACTTCACGCGCCACACGTCATAGACCGAGCGGTTCACCGGCTTCCACTCCGGCATCCTCGCGGCAACAAAGCACTCGTAGGAGTGGCGCAGCATGTAGCCCATTCCGAGCTGCTCCTTGTCCGACACGCCAATTCCGCCAAAGGCAAGTGGTGAGCCGCAAGCTGCGCGCTCGCACGCCATCGCTCCGCGCCAGTCAATCGTGAGAAAAGCTGCGCCGGTAGGCTTCAGCACTCGCGCCAATTCTCCCCAGACTTGACGCATCCAAAGGTCGAAGAACTGCCGCTCATCTGGAATGGCTGCAGAAGTGCTAACCCTGCTGCTACCTGTGCCGGTGTTGGCATAGGGCGGATCCGTGATCACCGCATCGACCGACGCCGTTTCCAGCGTGGCCAGCACCTCCAAGCAGTCGCCTAGGCGTAGATCGATCATCGGCTCAGTCTGCCTCCACCATCGCCAGCAACGCATCACGATGCTCATCGCTCAGCAGCTGGTGGATCACCGCCGGGTCGGTCTCACCCGCCAGCTGGTGGCTCAGCCGATCAGCCAGGTTGCTCAGCGCCTCGCGCACGCTCCGCCCGATCTGGAACGCCTCCTTCTTCACCTCATCCGCCGGCACCAGCTCCTTGCGTTTCAGATCCACCTCCAGCTTGGCCAACTCCGCCTGGTAATGCTCGCGCCGCGCACGACTCTCATTCAGCTCAGGGATCTCATCATCAGGCAATCCCTCCACCCGTCGTCGCAGCTCCTGCGCATCCCTCGGCGGTGATTCCACTGGGTCCGGGTCATCCACCTTCGCCGCGTTGTTCTTCAGTGTGTTCTTCCGCCACAACTCCAGCGCCAGATCCCGATCCAGCCACCGCTTGCCGTCCTTCTCCATCACTGCTGCGGCAATCCGACTCTTGGTTGCATGAGTCACCGCCG